CCATTCACGCATATTGCTAACGGGTATTCCTTTTCCGCCTTTGTTCTTACCAAATGGTTGCCTACCTTGACGTAAAAACTCACCCGTTTGGGCATATTCAACACCAAATTCCAAATCTTTTGAAAAGGGTTGTATTGATTTTACCAACGTACCCGATGCGATGTAATTGGCACGAACTTTTTGTTTAACGACATTCACGGGCTGCCATCCGCCACCCGTCTTTTTCCAACTAGCACGAATTGCAACACGAGGGTGTTTTGCTTCCAACGTCAAACGAACGGCTTTCGCCATAAAGTCTGCGGCTTCCGCCATCACTTTTTGCGTTTCTTTATACTTCATCGTAGCAATCAATTACCCACGGGCTTCGTATCTCGCAAACCATTGATATTGTATGCCCAGCCAATACGTCCTTATCTGCCTCAATAAAAGGTGTCATCGTTACTGGTAAGGTCACGTTCCAATCCTCGTTGTATTGCAATATCTTTTCACGCAATTTCAACGTGAACTTCACATATAGTTGGTTGAGAATATGCGCATAGTTTGAATTTTCGGTGTACCCGATTTCAGAATATAGCGTTACCAAATCCATCGTTTCATTCTCGCCTTTAAGAAAATTAACAATATCGGCAATGACTACGTTTAAAGTCACCGTGCTAATTTGATCGGCAACCGTGATGCTTTGAATGGTGACGTGTTGTAACGGGTACACTTGGACCGCACGGAATCCAACTTCCGATAAGTTACCGTGTGAATAGTTCCACCCCAACTCGTCTGCAATCTCTTTTAAGATGGCGAATAAACCGCCTATATTTTGTTTACTCATCGTTTTGCTTTGTTGATAATTTGTCTTTCCATATCCGCCATATCGGATTTGTAAGCACCCCATACGAAAGCGGTGTGAATGGGCAACTTACTAACTGCGTCAAACTTTGTAACATCGCCTCCACATAAGAGATGGATAAAAGTGAACCATCCCCATTTTTTACTGAATCCTTGTTCGTCTGGGCTTCCGTTGCCATTCTTAAAGATTTCAGCGTATAGGTCAGTAAGTCGATTCCTAAATTGCAAAAAAAAACCAATGCGCCATAGGCAACATCGCTTGGCACATCCTTCAATTGTTCGTTCACATTTCCCTTATAGGTTTCAATCAAATATCTATGCCCTTGACCTTCCTTTGTGATTGGGCGATATAAAACCGATAGCAATTTCCACATATCGGCTGGATTCTTTTGGTAATTTTCTATATCAATAAATTCCCCCGTTGTAATGTCATCCAAATTTGGGATAAAACCGTATTTAATTCCCTTGTGCGTGAATTGTTTATGAAAGTCGGGGGTTTCGTTTAGAATATTTTGAACGTGGCTTATTGCCTTGTTTACGACTGCCAACGGGAATTTGGCAAGTTCCTTTTCGCTGACATTTAGAAAAATAGAAAGTGCCTTCATCGTTTTGTCCGATGCCGACATTTCCCCATCTCGCTTAATTTGGTTGGTATTGTTAATTCCATACATAAATAACGTATGGATGTGGGTTTGTTTTACCTCACATCATACGAACCGAAATTGCGCTTCATTCCAAGCGTTTCCATTTCGAAATAACGCCACGCATCTATTGCGTGATCAACCCCACTTGGTGCGCCCGTTAAATTACCACGCTTGTCCTTATCCCAAATATAGCCCCTCAACTCTTTAATTAGATTGGTGCTTCGATTGGTGATTAGGTATTCTTGCCCTTGCATTATCTGGATTCCGTAATTGATACTATCCTTTCCCTTTGTAACGCCTTTTATTCGTTTGCCATACCTTCGTATGTCATCTATTGATTTGGGTTCGGCAGAATCCGCATACACCATAACTTCTTCGGGTATTATTTTGGCGATGTCGGAATTGAGCATCCCATTTCGGTAGCAAATTTCATCAACGATTCTTTGTTCGTTATATTGATAGACGGCAACAATTGCCGTTGGATCTACCGAATAACCAAAGTCCAAGCCATAACCTAACAATCTTGCTTCGCTTGGAATGTTATCAATTGTTTTCCAGTTACCGAATACCAAGCCCTCTAATGAACCAATTTCACCCAAGCCATATACACGCCACCAGTTGCGCCAATAATCGCTTGTTTCGGCTTTCTGCTTTGCCTTTTCAATTTCCTTGACTATGGATTCATCCAACGCCTCGTTGTCTTTGTATGTCAATACCACCATATCCGAATCTTTATCGCCCATCAATTCGGTATCAACCCAAAATTCAGCAACGGGATTGTAATCCAAATAAATGAATTTACGGGTACGAATTGCCATTTGGTAGTAAGATTCCCAATCTATGTTATTACACTCGTTCACGAATAATACATCACGCCTTGCACCTCGTAATTTATCGGGCTGGTCTGCGCTGAAAAACTCAATGAATGAACCATTGCTATAAGTGTAAGTTAATGATGACTTATTCCAATTATCGTCTTTATACATCCCCACCATATCCATAATTTTTAGGAAGTCACGGATAGCACCACGCCTTAAATGTGGTATTGATTCCGCCACTATTGATATTTCCATCCCTTTGTTCTGCACCGCATAGGTAATGAGCATAGGGATAATAGAAAAAGTCTTGGATGAAGATGTACCACCACGCACGATACGAACCCGTTTTTTAAGTCGGGCGATTTTGCTTTGTGCGGTGGTTTTTTGTAGCATTATAAACTTTCCTTTTGATTCTCGGCAATCAACCAGCCCAAATAGACGTTTGCCTTTTCTAAATCTTCAAGCCCGTTTTTCCGATCGTACCGCCAAAGATATTTCATCACATTTCCTTTAAGATACCCAACGAATTGGGATTTGGTCATTGAACTTTTGATGGCTTCAATGCATTCGATTTCACCTTTGTAATGATTGGGGCTTGTATTACTCATATTATGTTTCCTTTTAATATCTTCATATTGTTTACACGGAATGTCAAATCTTCATTCACATCTACACAAGCAAAGCCGTGTGACCATTTGGTGTATGCAAAAGGTCGGTAATCGGGGGATAAGGTACAAAGGCAACCCATTGACCAAACACCCGTGCTTTCGCCATTGATGTTGTTTTCGGAGTGGTGTGAAACTTGGTGATTGTGTCCGAATAGTGTGCTTGATTTCGCTTTCAAAAACATTCCCCTTGCTGGGTTTACTGGACTGAAAACCGATTCCCCCATCTCGTGTCCGTGCAATACATTCAATTTACCCAACTTGATAATTTCACGCCCTACCAACTGAATTTTAAACGCATCCAAAGATAGTAAATTTTCAAATTTTAAATTATCTACATCACTAAATTCTTTTGCGTTACGCAATAAGTATGTGCGCACCCTTTCTTCGTGGTTGCCTAACTTGTAAATAATTGGAATGATAGGGAATAATTCACGCAGATAAGAAAAGAACGATTTGGTCATTTCGATTTCCTCTTTTAAGGTCGGCATCAATGGATCTTTGATAAAACTAGACACGGGATAGCAATCCATAATATCCCCATTTAAGATAATGGCATCCACATCATTATTCAAGCCCCATTCAAGGGCGGTTGTGAGTGCATCCTCTTCGTGATATGGGATGTGTACATCGGATAAAACAAGATAACGCCCTTTGCCTAAATGGACATTTTCCATTTCCTTGTTATGGCTAACAACTTTGAGTTTTTCCAATCCTTCTTGTATGGTTGATTTTGTATGCATAATTGCTTCGTTTTTGTGCGTTTCACCCATACAGCCAGTCAATGTTAAAATGTGTTGGCGAACGCTATTAATAGTTCCAATGCTTGGGTTTTCTTGAACAATTAATTTGGCTAAAGTGCGCTTTGGGTAATCGGGATATTTCAAAAGGTAATCTTTGATTAAATTCCGCTTCATACCCAAGTAACGCTTTTATTCCTCCGTGTCCAAGTTTATGCCATTGAAGATGGGCTTTTCAGATTCTTCATTCACCTGATGTTGCATTGATAGTTTCCGCAATTCTTGATCGTTTGAAAGCAACTTCATCAACGCCAATTGCAAAGTTGGATTATCGCTTCTGAACCACTTGGAACGCATTGAAACCTTTAGGTTAGTACGCACCTCAAGCAATGCCGATTTTATTGCGTTAGATTCGTTAAGTTTATGCTCGTAAAAAGTTGGCTTCGTACACGGCAAATAAGCCACTATATCTTCAATAAAAAACAACTTATGCTTTTCTATTGCCTCCAATGCTTGTTTTTCTAGTTCTTCAGTTTTGTACGCCATCGTGTTTAAATATTATTTGACCTTCGGGTGTTACTTCGTGTTGTTCGTCATCGGCAATTGTTGCCTTTTCTATTCCAAGCACTCGGAAATGAATGCCCTTTAAATAATCCTTGTATTGTTTCTTATCCCCGTATTCAACGTGGCAACTTCTGCAAAGGGCTTGGAGGTTTTCAATTGTGTCTGCAAACTTACTGCCACCCATTCCCCTTGCTTCGATGTGGTGAATATCAACGGCAACTGCATTGCAGACTTCACAATAGATTGTATCGCTGGTATCGTACTTGAAATGATTTAAATATATTTTGGTATGTTTCTTCATTGGTAGGGCAATAAGGGTATTGGCATCCAGTATTTAATATCATACAACATTTCCCCCGTGTGAGATTCAAACCAATACCCATCATCGTGGTATGCGACATAGGCAATATCTTCGCCCTCGGGGAAAACCAAAACGTGTTCAAATTCGTTTGGTAGGGTGTCAATTACATTTCTATATGCTTTCATTTTTGTAGTAAAATTTGGACGGCTTGTTCTAATGTGGATGAAATCTTATATAGTTCATCCTCTATTCTGTCGGCTTCTTCTATGGAATAGGTCAAGGTTACGTTCTTTGTGAATTTTGGCTTTGCTGGTGCTTTTTCTTCTTCTTCGTAATCCAAAGGTAAATTTAAACCCCATTGCGCTACTTCTTCAATCTCCCATTCGTTGGCTATGGCATCCCAATTCCAACTTCCGTTGCTTATATTATCCCTAATTAAAATTTCTTTTTCTTTTTCTTCGGTTAGGTTGTGGAATATATAGCAAGGCACTTCATCCATACCAAGCGATTGTGCGACTTTTAAGCGTTGATTTCCCCCAATGCATACTAATTGCCCACTCCTATCGGATAAGAGCAAAGGACGTGCCTCAAAATACTCTTGGTTGTTTTGTATTGATTCCCTTAAAATCTCAAAATCGAACTTTGATATGTATCTTGGGTTGTTGGGATATGGTATTATTTCCGATGTCTTAACCTTTAGCATATTCCTTATAAACTATGTCTATTTCATCAATCATTTTTTTCCATTCTCGTGGGTTGCAATTGCAAGGGCGATAAAATGAACGCTTACCAAAGATTCTATTCCAAATAATTGCTATCTGGTCGCTTTGGTCTTTGCTCAAATATTCGGTTTGAACGGATTTGAAATTACCCCACCAATAGAACTCTGTTTCGTTCATACACTTGGGGGTTTTAGAATAACTAAAAAGTTTATTCAATTTTTCCTTGCGTTCTTCACAACCACAATCTTCACCCAATGCCCACTTAACAACTTCCTTAATTCCCGTTGCTCGTGTCACCTTCTCGATAGTATCGCCAAGTCCTTGCGATGGTTTCTTTGTTGTGGTTCGCTTCTTGGTATTTTTGGTATTGCTCATAATTTTTATATTTAATAGCGTTTTTGATATTCTTTAATCGGTTGAAAATAGAATGCAACGGAATACCCGTGCGCTCTTCAATGTCACGCATTGATAATTTGTAAACAAAATGAAGTTCCAATAACATTTGGTCATAATCCCCCATCTGGTCAATGGTGCGTTTTATTGATTCCATTAGGTTTTGGTATGCTTGTTCGCTTATGTCGGGTGATTCGATTGGATCAAATAGTAATTCATCGTAATGTTCACGGCTTTCCTTGCGATGGGCATCAACTATTTTACTGCGGATAATCGAGAAAATATAAAACGTGTTCACTTGATTGGCTTTGTATTCAATGCGTTCTACAATTTCGGGGTTTTCGCACAACTTGAGATACATCTCTTGCACTACATCTTCGGGGGTGTCGCTACCAAGATAGGTTGCCATTCGCACCCATTCAAAATGCCGTTGTGCTATCATTTCAATTGTTATCATTTATGTATATTTCGACCTCTTCAATAAATTGGTCAATGTTTTTACAAATAACGTATTTATACCCTTCTCGTACCGCTTTGGATTCAAATTCCTTTTGGCTCTCGCTTTGCTTTCCTTTATCGTATTTAACTTCTATCCATAACCCGTGCCAATCTTTGTTCGCCTTCATTAGAAAAAGGTCGGCAACTCCAGCAACAACACCTTCACGTTTCAAAATTGCACCCGTTATGGCGTTTCTTTTGTGTCCGTTTGGAATGGCAAATATTGTATATTCGGGATATTTATACCGAAAATATTTAACCATTTGTTGTTGGAGGTGCGATTCGTTCACGGGTGAAAGTTAGTCCAAATTGGTGTTAAATCTTCTTTCAATACAACCCTCGTTGCATCTGGAAATTCAACGGTTACACTTTTAAAATCTAATTTAGTCACTACTCCGATTTTGGTTTTGTCCGATAACTTCGGGCGATACGCCACCACACGCCCTACGGTTATATGCTGCTCGTTCCATTTGTTTTCTTTGCTCATTTGTTACCTCCGTATGTTTCGTTT